TTTTTAAGGATACTGACTTGGACATTGAAGTAGACATGGATGAGGTGGACATGCTGGTTGTTCGCCGCGTTGTGGTCCACATATGCAATGCGATGTATCAGGCTGATGACTTGGACCCATCTATTGATGAGGTCATTGTCGCGCTGGGCGAGATATTCAAGATTGTCGTTGATGCTGACGATCACGAGCCGATGGTGCACTGATGGACAAGTGGCGCACACCAGAGGCCGCTGAGTATCGCAAGCTATATCAGGGCAAGCAGTGGCGCACACTGAGAGAGCGCGCCCTGCTGCGTGACGGGTACAAATGCCAGCACAAGAAGTGCGGTGCGTTCTTGAAGCGTGGCAGGACTGACCCAAGGTCTGCTGTTGTTCACCACATCAAGCCGCACAAGGGCGACTTGGATTTATTCTATGATCTGGATAATTTGCAGTCGGTGTGCTGGTCTTGCCACTCTGGTGATATTCAATCTATTGAGAGCAGAGGGTTTGATGTTACAATAGGTGAGGACGGTTGGCCCGTAGACCCTAAGCACATAGGAAATTCGTGATGGAAACTAGAGATAAGAACAGCTTACCTTGGGGCGCGCAGATTTCGCGCGGCAACATGCGGTTGGCACACGTTCACCATCAGTTCGGTCGTAATGCAGCCTGCGGCACTTCCTATGTCCCCGTGTCTGACAACAGTGCCTACAGGACGCCACAGGTGGCCGGAGCGACGCAACTCCGCGTCAAGGCTGGTGGTAATGCTGCTGACACTTCAGATGGCTCTGGTGCGCGATCTATTAAGCTGTGGGGATTAAACGCTACAGGTGATGAGATAACTGAGGTCATTGACACTGCTGGTGCGTCTGCGTCTAGCGCCACGACAAACAGCTTCACCAGACTTTACCATGCGGAAGTTTATCAGAGTGGGACATATGGCACTCAGGCTGCTGGTTCTCATGCTGCTGATATTACTATTGAGAATGCTGCTGGCACAGAGGACTGGGCCGACATTCTGCTTAATGGCTTCCCATCTGCATCAACTTGCATTGGCTCACTTACAATACCCCGCAACCATGTTGGCTTGATTACTTCAGTTAAGATTACGGTTGACGCCAGTGGCGGCAAGACAATGGATGTCTTACTTATGAAGCGCTCTGGTATCCTTGAGACTGCTGCTCCTTACTCCCCTATCGTTAAGATACAGGAGTTTCTTGGACTTGCAGGGACATCAGATATAACCTTCGACATCCCATTCAAGATACCAGAACTGACTGACATTGGTGTTCTTGCTAAGTCTAGCAATGGCACCAACGCCATTAGCGTGGATATGGAAGTTATTATGCTTGAGGCTGAGACCTGACGCTGGGGAGGGGTGGGTCAAATCTCTAAACCGATTTGCAGTCTACCGGCGTGCGTACCTTACTTTTTGTGCGTTTACGGAAATTTTAGGAGAAACAAATGAGCCAGAAGAAGCGTAGCGACAAGAACAGCGTCACAGCGGCTCTGGGTGGCTTCAAGGGGGCCATGGAGAGCGTCCCTCTACCGCAGGGTGTGGAGTTGCGCAATGAGGCTGAGAAGGTAATATGGGACCAGTTCACGCGCGCACGCGCGAGAGAAGATTGGCGAGACATGGATTTGCTTTTGCTTGCCAAGGTTGTCCGCATGGAAGCCGACATCCGCAGCCATCAAGCCGAGGTCGAAAAGATGGGCGTGATTGTTGAAAATCAGCGCGGCACACAAATCCCAAATCCACTGCTGGCCATCATCGACACAGTTGAACGCCGACAGCTTGCAGTCATCAGATCAATGAGCTTGAACCAGCAGGCGAGTGACCCTCGCACGCTGAACGGTTCAGCCAAGAATATGAGCAAGGCTCGTTCTGCTGTTGATGATGCTTCGGAGGGCGGCTTGATCGCTTTGCCTAGCTGATGATAAATCTTATGCAAGGTGACTGCTTGGAGCGGATGAGGGAAATCCCTGACGGATCGGTTGATATGGTACTGACTGATCCGCCTTATGGCACGACTGCTTGCAAGTGGGATAGCGTTATCCCGTTTGAGCCTATGTGGGAGCAGTTGAAGCGTGTGACAAAGAAGAGTGGTGCGATTGTTATGACTGCAAGTCAGCCGTTTACGTCTGCTTTGATTGTGTCGAATATGAAGATGTTTAAGTATTGCTGGGTTTGGGAGAAATCTCGCGCCACGGGCCATATTCACGCAAGAAATAAGCCAATGAAAAAGCATGAAGACGTTGTCGTTTTTTCTAGCGGAACCACAGTTCACGCTTCTCAGTCAGTCAATCGTATGACTTACAACCCGCAGGGGTTGCGAAAGAAATCGAAGGTCACGGTGCGCAAAGCTGGCGGCGCTTCCAGTAGTGTCATGTCGGCGCGTCCGTCTCATCGAGACGTGCTACAGACAGAAGAGGGGTTTCCTCACTCGCTTCTTTGCATTGCTAGCGAAGGTAAAACAGTCCACCCAACCCAAAAGCCAGTTGCTCTAATGGAATATCTCATTAAGACCTACACCAATGAAGGCGAGACCGTCTTAGACTTCACAATGGGCAGCGGATCAACAGGTGTTGCCGCTAAGAAACTCAACCGTAGTTTCATCGGTATTGAGATGGATGAGACATACTTCAGCATTGCCAAGGAGCGGATTAATGCAATCGAAGCGTAACTCCGCCTTTGAGGCTGCAACGAATGTAGCCATCGGCTACCTCGTGAGCGTGCTGGCGAATGTGCTTATCTTGCCTGTGTTCGGCTACAACGTCACCATCGGTGACAGCTTTGCCATCGGTCTGGCCTTCACGGTTGTCAGCCTGCTACGCTCATATTTATTGCGGAGGGTTTTCAATTGGCTGGAGCGATGACTCGCGGCGAACTTGTCTGCAAATTCGTTGAAGCCTTCTGCCCCGTGCCAGAGGGCAAGCTGGTTGGTCAGCCGCTCAAGCTGATGAAATTTCAGCGCAAGTTTATTCTTGATATTTACGACAATCCCAAAGGGACCAGCCGCGCCTACCTGAGCGTTGGCCGAAAGAACGGCAAGTCAGCTTTGATTGCTGCAATCTTGCTGGCTCACATTGTTGGTCCAGAGGCACGTCAGAACAGCCAGATAATCAGTGGCGCTCGCAGCCGTGAGCAGGCCAGCCTTGTGTTTAAGCTGGCTGAAAAGATGGTTCGCCTCTCGCCTCGCCTTGGGCAGATCATCAAGATTGTGCCGTCACAGAAATCTTTGGTCGGTTTGCCGATGAATGTTGAGTATCGGGCAATCTCAGCGGAGGCGGGCACTGCGCACGGTCTTTCTCCTGTTCTGGCTATTCTTGATGAGGTGGGTCAGGTTCGTGGTCCGACTGACAGTTTCATTGAGGCGATTGAGACTGCGCAGGGCGCGCACGACGATCCGCTCTTGATTGCTATCAGCACGCAGGCGGCGACTGACGGCGACTTATTCTCAATTTGGCTTGATGATGCTGCAAATGCGAAAGACCGTCGGATTGTGAGCCATGTATATACAGCGCCAGAGGACTGCGAGGTCATGGACAAGTCTGCTTGGCGTGCTGCGAACCCTGCACTTGGTGAGTTTCGCGGCCTGAAGGACTTAGAAGACTTTGCAAAGCAGGCCGCACGCCTTCCGGCTAAAGAAAACAGCTTCCGCTGGCTGTTCTTAAATCAGCGAATTGAGGCGACTAGCCCATTCTTGAGCCGTGGTGAATGGGAGGCAAATAAAGCTGCACCTGAGATCGACAGCGGCGCGACGTGTTTTGCTGCGCTCGATTTGTCATCCAGCCGAGATTTGACGGCTTTTGTGATGGTTTTCCCTGATGGCGACAAATATCACGTCGTGCCGCAGTTCTTTATGCCTGCTGACGGCATCAGAGATCGCGCCAAAGAGGACAAAGTTCCGTATGATGTTTGGGCTAAGCAGGGCTTCATCACGCTAATTGACGGCCCTGTCATTGTGCCTGCGATTGTTGCGCAGCATGTTGCAGAGGCTTCTGAGAACTTTGACTTGCAGCTTTTGGCATATGACCGCTGGCGGATTAACGATTTTACCCGCGAGCTGGACAATATCGGCGTTCAGTTGCCTATGCAGCCATTTGGGCAGGGTTTTAAGGACATGGCACCTGCGATTGATAAGCTGGAGCGGCTCGTGGTCGATCACAAGCTGGCTCATGGGGATAATCCTGTGATGAACATGTGCGCAGCCAATGCGATTGCCGAGCGCGACCCTGCTGGCAACAGAAAGCTGAACAAGGCCAAATCTATTGGCCGTATTGACGGATTGGTTGCACTTGCGATGGCGCTTGGTGCCGAGGCTATGGTTGAGCATGTGGTTGCTTCATCGCCTTGGGATGACCCTGATTTTTCTCTCTGAAAATTAAAAATCATTTATTTGCAGTTTTCCTCTTTACACTCAGGACCACTGGCCCTATATCTATGTGTATAGGGCAATGAAGCCCGCCAATTAGGAGAACGAACATGACTAAATATGCAAACCTTATCAGATACTCAGAAGTTGAGCCTTTCGAGATCATTGCAACAAGCAAAACTGGCAAGCAGATCACAATCCGCGAAATGGACTCGACAATTGACCCAGATTTCAAGCCGGAGTTTCACGCTGGCGGATTTAGCGCTCACTGCTCAAATCAACACGATCAGCGCTGGACATACCAGAGCAACGAAAGCCTCCCAACGATCAAGGCTTACCTGCGCAAAGACGGGAAGTATTACAGCGCTTACGGCAAGCACGTCATCCAAGACGCCCCGCGCCGCTTTTTCGACTACAACTTTTAATCAACGAGGGGCTTCGGCCCCTCACTCTTTTCAGGAGAACGGCCAATGACGCCAGAACAATTCAGAGACGCACGCAAGACGCTTTGCTACAGCCAGCAGGCGCTTGCTGATGAGTGGGGCATGGGAGCCAATGGAGGTCGCACGATACGCCGCTGGGAGAAGGGGGAGCGCCCGCTTAACCCTGTCGCAGCCTATGCGATCACGCTCATGCTTGATGAGATTTAGCCTGACTTTACGATTGCGTCTTAACGTGCTAATTTGCAACAAACATCGAGGACGCTCGTAATGGCATTATTTGACCGCTTCCGCAAAACGGAAAGTCGCAATCTTGAAAACCCAAGCGCACCTGTGTCGGCAGAAGACTTTCTGCAAGTCATGGGCTGGGGTGAAATGACGGCTTCTGCTGGCGTGACGGTCAACACTGACACGGCCCTTGGGGTTCCTGCTGTTTGGGCTGCTGTCAACTTTCTGAGTGGCACGCTTGCTGGCTTGCCGCTTCATGTCTACCGCAAGACCAACAATGGACGAAAGCGTGCCACTGGTCCGCTAGAAAACATCCTGCATGATGCCGCCAATGACGCCATGTCATCATTTGAGTGGCGCAAGTATATGTTTGACCAAGTGTTCACTGGTGGTCGCTGCGTGACTTACATTGAGCGTTCTGGCAATGGCGCTGTTAAGAACCTCTGGCCACTTGACCCGAAATACACGCGGGTTGAGCATCGCACTGAGGGTAAGCGCCAGATCAAAGTTTATCTCTGCAAGGGCGTTACCTACGCAGCCAGTGAAGTCATCGATATTCCGTTCATGCTGAAGTCAAACGGCTTGGACGTGCGCGGCCCTATTGCTACCAATCGTGACGCAATCGGCATGGCCATTGCAGCGAGCCGCTACGGGGCCAAAGCGTTCCAGAGTGGTGGTATCCCGCCTGTTGTGCTGCAAGGCCCATTCCAGAGCGGCGCTGCGGCTGCACGGGCATCCGATGATGTGGCTAAGACCACTGCAAAGCTGGCCCGTGAAGGTCGGCCTGTGATGGCACTGCCAATGGGTCACGAAATGAAGCAGATCGGCTTCAACCCTGAGCAGATGCAGCTTATTGAGTTGCAGCGCTTTAGCATTGAGCAGATCGCCCGCATTTACAGCTTGCCGCCTGTGTTCTTGCAGGATTTGACGCACGGCACGTTCAGCAACACTGAGCAGCAGGATTTGCACTTTGTGAAGCACACGCTCAAGCGTTGGATTGAGCAAGTTGAGCAGGAAATGAACCTCAAGCTGTTCCCGCGTGGGTCAAAGCAATACATTGAGTTCAATGTTGACGGCTTGCTGCGTGGTGACTTCAAAACACGCATGGATGCACACGCAACCACGATCCAGAATGCAATCCGCACGCCAAATGAAGTTCGGACCATTGAGAACATGCCGCCTGTTGAAGGTGGTGACAGTCTGATGGTTCAGGGTGCGACCGTGCCGATCACTGCTCAATTTGGGGGTGATGATGCCGATACCGAATGACACGATGGCCGCAGAGGCCCAGCGGGGTCTTGATTGGCGGCGTGAATTTGGTCGTGGTGGAACTGAGGTGGGCATTGCCCGCGCACGGGATATTTCCAACAAAGAAAATCTCAGCATGGACACGGTTAAGCGCATGTCCAGCTACTTCGCACGCCATGAGGTTGATAAAGAAGCTGAAGGCTTCAATCGTGGCGAGGAGGGATACCCTAGTAATGGCCGGATAGCGTGGGCACTTTGGGGTGGTGACGCAGGGCAATCTTGGGCGAACCGCATCTTAGAGCAAGAAGACGATGAGCGCAGCCATGTGGACGCAGGTGCGGTTTCTGTGTTACATTTGTCAAAATCTATGGAGGCCGAGATGGCTGAACGTGAAATTCGCGCAATCGCGCAACCTCTCGAAATTCGTGAGGATGAAGACAAAGCGATCCGAGTTTCCGGTTACGCTGCTGTCTTCGGTGAAGAAACAAACATCGCTGGCATGTTCACTGAGGTGATTGAGCGCGGCGCATTTAAGAGTGCGATTGAGCGCCAAGATGACGTTGTTTTCTTGATTAATCATGATGGCCTGCCCTTGGCCCGCACTCGCTCAGGTACTTTGAAGCTGACTGAAGATGAGCGTGGCTTGTATATGGAGACTGAGCTTGATGGCTCTGACCCAGACGTTCGCAGTATTGTTCCAAAGATGAAGCGTGGCGATCTTGATAAGATGTCGTTTGCATTTGTTCCAACTCGCCAAGAGTGGGATGACAGCGGCGATATGCCCAAGCGCATGATCCAAGACTTGCAGTTGCATGACGTGGCTATCGTTACAACGCCAGCTTATGACGGCACTGAGATTGGTCTTCGGTCACTTGAGGCACACCGCGCTCAAGAGCAGAAGACACAAGCAGCACGCCGCCTTCGCATGAAGGCCAAGCTGTAAGAGATAACGGCGGTTCCCGCTGTTTAGCCCGTTCATTCCCCCGCCCTTGGGCAAGGCATTTTAGAAGGAGGCCAGCATGGCTGATCTTAAAACACTGCGGGAGCAAATGGCAAATATTGCCACAGAGGCCCGTTCAAAACTGAACGAAGTAACTGACAACACACCAGAAGACCGCGCTGCTGAAGTTGAGCGTGAGTTTGATGCGATGATGGCAGATCACGACAAGCTGGCTGCTAAAGCAGAGCGTCTTGGCAAAGTTGAAGCTGCACTTCGCGCTGGCGATGCTGTTGATCTTGACCGTCGCCCAACATTTGAAGACCGTTCTGCTCCAGCAGTAGACGAAGGCTTCAAGATGGACTACCGCGCTGCATTCGCTGAAATGATTGCTGCTGGTGGTGACGCTTTTGTTGACGCAGAAGTTCGCAACGTACTTCGCGAGCATCGCGCACAGGTTGGTTCAACCGACAGCGCTGGTGGTTACACAGTGCCAACTGAGCTTGCTACATTCATTGAGAAATCAAT